CCTTCAAGTTGATACATTGGCGATCGTTGGTGGCGCATTCGTAGAAATCTTCCATGCTGTCATATAAGACAACGCAATCATCGCTAATGCCCAAGACGCGCCCATCTTTGAGGTGCACAAAGTCAACTGGAGTCGCGCCTCCATTTTCAAAACTACTTACTGAGTCAATGTAGGTGGTTTGCATAGTGTTTGCCTTTACTGTAGTTAAGTTAGTTTTGATTAATGTCCATGATGTTTGGCATCTTCAAATATCTCGTGATATGTAGCGGCGAGATAGCTTTGGGCCAATTCAAGAATGGCCAAAAAATCCTCGTTGGACTTGATGTCAGTCCATGTCTTGACAATCTCGCCTTGGTCGTTCAAAGCGTAGGATCCGTCTTTGCGCTCTTCTAATTGAAGAATGCCATCACCATCGGCGCAGTAGCATTTGACGAAATCTAGCCATTCTGCGCCATCTAAGACATACCATGTGATCTTAGAACTGTTGATTGTTTGGAGCTTGGTTTGCATGATGTGCCTTTACGGTAGTTGAGTTGGTTGAAGTGATTTTTCGACCCCTTCACATATATAGCATGGAAGAATCGTGCCAGTCGCTGTAAGTGATTGATTTACAAAGGGTAGAAAAAACCCTATGTAAGCGAATGACTTACAATTGTGGGCATTTGTTGTCGCACGTTGGTAAACAAAATTGGGGTGAATTGCCTACACATATTGAGAGTGAAAACCTGGGTTTGTAGGTAATGTAAGCAATGGTTTTCTAATGTTTAAGAAAAATATCTTTGTGGTTATGTGGTTGGATGATGTGGGGACGCTTTCAGCCGCCAGCCCCTCCGTTTTGGCTGCGACTGAAAAACTCTAAAACATTACCTACAAAACCGATTTTTTAGCCTAAGCCTTTGATTTTAAAGGGAAAAAGTGTAAGCAATCCGACTTGCCTACATCTGGGCGCCCAGGTGCATGGCAAAAGCCCCAAGCCCGCACCATGTAGGCAATGTAAGCATGACTTACATTGCCCCCCACCAAAGTACTACAATGTAAGGATTGTAAGGTTTGGGGCTGCATGGCCAAATGGCTTTTGGCGCGAGGCCCCCCGGGTAGGGCCGGCGGCAAAGGGCCACGGAAGCGGAGGGGCTGCAAACAAAATTTTTTATAGCCCACATTGCCCACATTGCCCACAAATTTTTAAATTTATTTTTTATGTATACTGGCGCCGTTGGTTGGCCTTACCCGTCACAGAAACTGCGGCTCGACGCTACGGCTGATGGATACGCCAGCCAACAACCTACACGCATGGAGCGCCGATGTTTGAAAGCCTACCTTTTGCACCGCGCAAGGTCGAAGCGACTGAGGCGCGCTTAACTCGCATCTACGAAGCTGCCAAGCTGGGGCTGAAAGGCGACTCGTTGGCGTTGGCCTCTGGCATGCTGCCTTCCGAGTACCGGCAACTGGTGCAGCTTGACCCCATTGCGGAGATGGCAGCGCTTAAAGGCAAGGCAGACGCTGAGATGGAAATGTCGCAGTGTTTGCACAAGGCAGCGCGAGAGGGCGACTCCAAGGCGGCGCTGGCAATCCTGCAAAACGTCCACGGTTGGGTGGCCAAGCAATCCATCACTATTGATGTTGACCAGCGCATCTCAGTCACCCAGGCGCTGCGCGACGCTGAGTCCAGGGTCATTGACGTCATCGCCCATGAGCCAAGCCCCAAACTAGAGTTACCTACGCATGCAGAGCACCATATACAGCGCTGAAGACGAACAAGAACTGATGGCCCGGCTGTGGAGCCCGGCAATCAAGGACAACCCGCTGGCGTTTGTGATGTTTGCTTTCCCCTGGGGCGTCAAGGGCACGCCACTGGAGCACTTCACTGGCCCGCGCAAATGGCAGCGCGAGGTGCTACTGGACATCGCCGAACACATCAAACTGAATAGCGGAAAAATTGACTTTGATGTGCTGCAAGAGGCCATCTCATCTGGCCGGGGTATTGGCAAGTCGGCGTTGGTGAGTTGGATCACAATCTGGATGGTGGCCACCAGAATCGGCTCGACGACCATCATATCGGCCAACTCCGAGTCCCAGCTCAGGTATCACCTGGGCCGAGATCACCAAATGGCTGGCCATGGCCATCAACTCACACTGGTTTGAAGTGTCGGCAACTCGCGTCATGCCGGCCAAGTGGCTGACTGAGCTGGTCGAGCGCGATTTGAAGAAAGGCACGCGCTACTGGGGCGTGGAAGGGCGGTTGTGGTCAGCGGAGAACCCCGACGCCTACGCTGGCGTGCACAACTTTGACGGTGTGCTGGTGATTTTTGACGAGGCCAGCGGTATTGACGACTCGATCTGGGCGGTGACCGGCGGCTTTTTCACAGAAAACACGCCAAACCGCTTCTGGTTGGCGTTTTCCAACCCACGGCGCAACACGGGGTACTTTTACGAGGCGTTTAACTCCAAACGAGCGTTTTGGCGCACCAGAATCGTGGACGCCAGGACGGTCGAAGGCACCGACAAGGCGGTTTACAACCGAATCATTGAAGAGTATGGGCCCGACTCATCGCAAGCGCACGTCGAGGTCTACGGTATGTTCCCAAGTGCGGGTGATGACCAGTTCATTTCGTCCAGTGTGGTGGACGACGCCATGGCCCGGCCCAAGTACAAGGATCAGTCGGCGCCAATCATCATCGGCGTAGACCCGGCGCGGTTCGGAGCGGACGCAACAGTCATCGCGGTGCGGCAAGGGCGGGATATTGTGAAGATTATGCGCCACAGGGGCGACGACACCATGACGGTGGTGGGGTATGTGATCGAGGCGATTGAGGAATTCAAGCCTGCGCTGGTCGTGATTGACGAAGGCGGGCTGGGTGCGGGTATTGTGGATAGGCTCAAAGAGCAGCGGTACAAGGTCAAGGGCATAAATTTTGGAAATAAATCCAAAAATCCGATCATGTACGGTAATATGCGAGCCCAGATGTGGGGAGATATGCGAGAATGGCTGAAATCTGCTAGTATCCCTAGCGACAGGTTCTTGAAGACGGATTTGATTTCGCCTATGATGAAGCCTGATTCACGGGGAACAATCTTCTTGGAAAGCAAAAAGGAAATGAAAGCTCGCGGTCTTGCCTCGCCCGATGCTGCTGACGCTATCGCCGTCACATTTGCCTTTCCAGTGGCACATCGTGAATATGTTGAACCCAAGCGCACCGCCAGAAGCTACGGTAGCGCAGTCTCTTCTGGATGGATGGGAGCGTAAAATGCCACTTGTTAAATCTAAATCACCCGAAGCATTTCGCAAAAACATCAAGGCCGAAGTCAAGGCGGGCAAGCCCGTCAAGCAGGCCGTGGCGATTGCGTATGCCGTCAAACGTGCGGCACCAAAAGGCAAGAAATAATGGCAGATTACACAGGCATTGCGGCTGCTGGCGCAGTGGCTGAAGGTGGTAAACCTAAAAAAAGCGCGTCTGACATCCTGGCCACAGCCCGTGCCAGGCTTGATTTGGCGGTGTCCGCGCTATCTGAAAGCCGCGAAGATGAGATCGACGACTTGCGGTTTTACGCAGGCTCGCCCGACAACCAATGGCAGTGGCCCGCCGATGTGCTGGCCACCCGTGGCGCGGTGCAGGGTCAGACGATCAACGCCCGGCCATGTCTGACGATCAACAAGCTGCCCCAGCATGTGCGCCAAGTCACCAACGACCAGCGCCAAAACCGGCCCGGCGCCAAGGTCATCCCGGTGGACGACAACGCCGACGTGGAAGTGGCCGACATTTTTAACGGCATGATCCGGCACATTGAGTACATCAGCGACGCCGATGTGGCCTACGACACTGCTTGTGAAAACCAAGTTTCTTACGGCGAAGGTTATCTTCGCCTGCTGACCGAGTATTGCGACGACAACACGTTCGACCAAGACATCAAGATTGGTCGCGTGCGCAATTCCTTTTCGGTCTACATGGACCCGACCATTCAAGACCCAACCGGTGCGGATGCCAAGTGGTGTTTTGTCACTGAAGACATCACCAAAGCTGAGTTTGAGCGCATGTATCCTGATGCTGCGCCCATTACAACGCTGCAATCTTTGGGTGTGGGTGACCAGTCGATCAGCAACTGGCTCAATGAAGACACCATCCGCATCGCGGACTACTACTACATCGATTACGACCGCACGACGCTGAATTTGTATCCTGGCAACGCCACAGCGTTTGAAGGCACGCCAGAAGACAAGCAACTGCGCGCGATCTACGGCAAACCCAAGCGGTCACGCGAGTCTGACCGGCCCAAGGTCAAATATTGCAAGATCAACGGGTACGAAATCCTTGAAGAGCGCGAGTGGGCGGGCAAGTGGATTCCCGTGATCCGCATCGTGGGCAACGAATTTGAGGTTGACGGTCGCCTATACGTGTCGGGCTTGGTGCGCAACGCCAAAGATGCCCAGCGTATGTACAACTACTGGGTCAGCCAAGAGGCCGAAATGCTGGCCTTGGCGCCCAAAGCCCCATTCATCGGCTATGGCGGCCAGTTTGAAGGCTACGAACAGCAATGGAAGACCGCCAACACGCAGAATTGGCCGTATTTGGAGGTCAATCCAGACGTTACAGACGGCCAAGGCGGCATGTTGCCACTACCCCAGCGGGCACAGCCTCCAATGGCCTCCAGCGGGCTATTGCAGGCCAAGGCAGGGGCGTCTGAAGACATCAAGTCCACCACCGGTCAATACAACGCATCTTTGGGTATGGGTTCCAATGAGCGTTCGGGCAAAGCCATTCTTGCGCGCCAGCGTGAGGGCGACGTGGGTACATATCACTACGGGGATAACCTAGCCCGTGGCGTGCGCCATGTGGCCCGTCAGTTGGTGGACTTGATCCCCAAGATTTACGACACCCAACGCATTGCTCGCATCATCGGTGAAGATGGCGAGACCAAGATGATCAAGATCAACCCCGAGCAACCCCAGCCGGTCAACAAGATCGTTGATGAGCGCGGGATTGTGATGGAGAAAATCTACAATCCAGGAGTCGGCAAGTACGACGTGGTGGCAATCACTGGCCCAGGCTACGCGACCAAACGTCAAGAGGCATTGGAGGGCATGGCACAACTACTGCAAGGCAATCCTCAATTGTGGGCTGTGGCCGGTGACCTGTTCGTCAAGAACATGGATTGGCCTGGTGCTCAAGAGATGGCCAAGCGGTTTGCCAAGACCATTGATCCGAAGTTCTTGTCCGACACTGAGGATGACCCAGCATTGCAAGCTGCCCAGCAGCAGATTCAAGCCATGGGCCAAGAGATGGAACAGATGCACATGATGATTAAAAACGTGGGCAAGTCCATCGAAGTGCAAGAGCAAGAGCGCAAAGACTTTGAGGCCCAGGTCAAGGCATACGAGGCCGAAACTAAGCGTTTGGCCCAAGTGCAGGCCAGCATGTCACCAGAGCAAATTCAAGATATAGTCTTGGGAACCGTGCATGGCATGATCACATCGGGCGATCTGGTGGGCGAAATGCCTGGCCGGGAGCAGAATGAGATGATGCCCGAACCACAAGGGATGCCACAATGAAAGCGTGTGATTTTGTCGGATTGCTGTTTTTAGCCCGAGACGTGGCGCACAGTGTTCATTTGAACACCCGCAGTTATTCCAAGCACAAGGCTTTGGGTCATTTCTATGAGCGCATCATTGACGCTGCGGATGATTTTGCCGAGAGCTATCAAGGCCGGCATGGCTTGATGGGGCCGATCACTTTGCATTCAGCAAAAAAGACGGCTAACATCATTGAGTTTTTGGAAGATTCGCTCAAACAGATTGAAGACGCTAGATATGAGGTGGTTGACAAGGCAGATATGTCGTTGCAGCAGCTCATCGACAACATCATTGAGATTTATCTCAGAACTTTGTACAAACTTCGGTTTTTGGCTTAAGGACATATCATGGCTCTTTATTTCCACAACAACAACGCTGACGCCCAAGTCAAAGTTGGGGCCGGCAAGCTCAAAGGCATCTTTGTAAGCACCGCATCTGGAACGCCAACTTTGGCGGTTTATGATACTGCTACTGCAAGCACCAGCGATCCCACAATCCTTGCAACATTTACGCCCGCCGGTAACACCATGTATTTGCTAAGTGGTGATGATAGTGGTGTTTATTTCAGTAATGGATTATGGGTTGACAAAGGCGGTACAACTGTCAATTGCACTATTTTTTACGAGTAAACGCCATGTCCCAATATAAACATATTACGGCGTCCACCCAACTTAAAGTTGGTTTTGGAAAGATTAAAAGTCTTTTTATCAGCTCTGCTGCGACTGTGCCAAGAGTTACGATTTATGACTCAGCCACAGCAGATACGGCTGATCCAGAGTTAATCCATCAATTTACACCCACTTCAGCTTCAGTTCGGCAGTTAAGTGGTGACATCGGCGGCATCGCATTCAACAAAGGTTTGTACGTCGTTATTTCGGGCGATGTCTCAATGACCGTCATTTATGAATAAAGGGTAATCATGGCCGTCAATCTTTCCCCTGTGGGCGGCGTTGCGGCCCAGTTCTTTACCAACAGCGGAGTGATCCTGTCTGGTGGAAAACTTGACACTTATTTGGCAGGCACCACTACACGTGCGGTCACCTACACGTCTGCTGGCGGTACCACGGCGTGGACAAACCCAATTAACTTGAACTCTGCTGGCCGCGTGCCTGGTAGCGGTGAGATTTGGCTGACTGATGGCATTCAATACAAGTTTGTTTTGTCTGATGTCAATGATGTCTTGATCGCCACATACGACAACATTTCTGGCATCAACAGCAACTTTGTAAATTTCACCAACGCGCAAGAAATTCAAACTGCCACTGCTAGTCAAACTGTCTTTACGTTGACGACCATGCAATACCAACCAGGCACAAACAGCTTATCGGTGTTTGTGGATGGCGTAAACCAATATGGCCCAGGTGCTCAGTATGCGTTTGTTGAAACTGACGCCACCACGGTGACGTTTGTGACGGGGCTGCATGTTGGCGCATCGGTCAAATTCACCACCAGCGCCATCAATGCCGCTAGTTATGGTGATGCATTCCAAATAAGCTACACACCGCCATACGTAGATTCTGTTGCCACTAATGTTGGTGACAAACTGGCACAAACGGTCAGCGTTATGGATTTTGGCGCTGTGGGGGACGGGTCAACAGATGACACAAACGCTATTCAGGCCGCAGTTGATGCCGCCAAAGAAGTGTTTTTCCCCCCAGGTGTTTATGTGGTGTCATCACCAATTGATTTGCCCAATGGCACTTGGTTAACGGGCGTTGGTGGATTTCAAAATACGGCAACTGACCGCATTTCAAAAATTAACTATACAGGCACATCGGGTTGGGCATTTCAATTTGAAAGTCCTGCCAACTTAGCAAATTTTTATGGTGATTTTGCTGTAAAAGGTTTAATGATCAATTCCCCCAATATAGTTACCGCAAATTCTGGCGGGTGCTTGTTGTTTGGAAACACTGACACTGCAAATTTTAACACTTACGGATATATTGGTCGAGTAAACATTGACCAATGCTGGTTTACGGGTAACGATAAATCAATCGGCGTATATTTTGTCAAAGTTTTTGATTCCACCATTGCAAACAGTTATTTTGCTGGATTTAATTATGGCGTTTGGTTGTATGGGTCAGACATTAACAAGATTACACAAAATCGGTTTCTTTCAAATGTTACGCATATTCGGGCAACAACCGATGGTTCATTTGGCGGCGGGCTAAAAATTGAACACAACGATATTTTAACTTGCATATACACAAACATTTGGCTTGAAGGCGTATTTGGTGCACAGCTTTTGGACAACTACATTGAAGCAGTTGCACCAAATGCCCAAGCGGTGGCGCAAACTGGAACGGTAACCACGTCGCCGTATACAACCACAGTCACAGGTTCTGGCACTACATTTGTAACGCAATTTGCAACCGCAATTGGCACAAATGACCCGCGCCGTGTTTTGGTCAAAATGGGTGATGATTATCGACAAGTCACCAGCATCACAAATAACACAACACTTGTTGTTGATCAGCCATTCTTGGCTGAACTTTCGGGGCAATCATGGGCCATTGTGTATGGTACGGGTGTGATTGCTTCCAGTTGCAGCACATTGTCATCCCTTGACAATCGCATAGACATAACATCAACCAGCGCAACTGTCCCTAGATTTTATTGTGCGGGTGGCACGGGCAATATCAGTGATTATGCGGCTGCAAACCCAGATAACGGTGAGATTGTTGTTGTTAAAGCTAACCCAGGCGCTGGTGTTTCAGTTTTAAACAGATACAAACTTGAAAATAATTCGCCTGTTTCAAAATATAACGCATCATTTGATTTTGTTTTTGGAACAAACGATCAATCACAACCTCGAAATCTAAGTGATGTTCCGAGAACTACATTTAGGACAACACCACAAATTCTGTTTGATTACCGCAATTGGTTTGAACAAACTGGACTAACACCAAAATTGATTTCGGCTAGTGCTGATGTAAATGGTACGCCATCTGTTTCGCTATATAACAGCAACCCTGCTGATGATGTTTCAAGCTATTTACCATCAGAATATTTTGGCAATCGTTTGCGAATTAGAATTAGAGTTAAGCCAGTTAGCGTTGCAAGCACAATAACCATATATGCGGGCGCAACGCTTGGTGCAAAAACCACAACGCTTGGTTCATTTAGTGCGGCAACGCCAGGAAGTTGGACACAATACGATTTTTGTACCGTTAACCCCGCAACTATTGCATCAGGGTTTAATGCAATCACAATTACCAAAAGCACTCAAATTCTTTATTACGATTATGTAATTATTGAAGTTCTTGACCCCAATTCATTTATTTTTGGCACAAATTCACCTGAGAGCGTTTACACAGCACCTGTTGGGGCAATGTATCGCCGTACAAATGGCGGTGCAAATACCACTTTGTATGTTAAAGAATCAGGAACTGGCAATACAGGATGGGTTGCTAAATAATGGCTAATTCAAAAATCTCTGCGTTAACGTCTGCAACGACTCCGTTGGCGGGGACTGAGACTTTGCCTATTGTTCAAAGCAGTACAACCAAGCAAGTATCTGTTGCTAATTTAACAGCGGGTCGTGCAATTTCAGTATCAGGAATGACTGTTACAGGTTTAACCGCCTCCAACGCAGTAGCAACTGATGCAAGCAAAAATCTTGTAAGTGTTGCCAATACGGGCAGCGGTAATAATGTATTGTCTAGCAGTCCAACTGGTGGTGGAAATTGGACAATTTCTGGTGTATATGATGTTAACCAGTCAAACGGTTGGTACATTACAAACGGCGAAAACCAATCTGGTGGCACTGGTTTTGGCGTGTCTTTACGATTAACTAGCGATAGCGGTGGAAACTATGATGGGCGAATTGTCAATGTAGTGGGCGGCACTATTTACAATTCATTGATATTTCAATCTGCCAATGTAAAAATTGACACTGGCAACCTAATTATTGGCACATCAGGCAAAGGCATTGACTTTTCTGCCAACACCCCTGCAGCGGGCATGACAAGCCAATTGCTAAATTGGTATGAGCAAGGAACTTGGACGCCTTCCCCTACTAATTTAACTGTTATTGGAACTCCATCGTATACAGGAACTTATGTACGAATTGGCAGAGTGGTTTATATAATTCTTGAAGTTGCTGCGAGTACATCAACAGCATCCACTGCTAATTCGACGTATTTTACTGGCCTTCCTTTTACCATTGCAATAGATTCTGTTATTAACAGCGTTGGCGCAAACGCGGTAACTTCTCCTGGTTCTGGTTTAATTACAAAATTTTCTGGTGGGCGCATATATACGCCTACTTGGGGTGCAACGGGCACAATTGAATTGTCAGGCTTTTATTTTGTTTGATGGGAATAAATAATGTCTCTTACTAAAGTCACATATTCAATGATTTCTGGTGCAGTTGCCAACGTCTTGGATTATGGCGCTGATTTAACTGGTTCTGCAAACAGCAAAACGGCAATTGATCTTGCATTGGCCTCTGGTGCTGGGGCTGTATATTTTCCTGCTGGAACCTATAAATACACAGGTCAAATGACCATTCCAACTGGCGTCAATGTTTTTGGCGCAGGCATGTATGCCACGACCATTAACTTTACTTATGCTGGATATGCGGTAATCATTAAAGGCATTGGGTCGGAAATTAGCGATCTGACCATGAACTGCTCACAAGAAGGTGTAGTGTTTCAAACTCCCACAGCCGTTGTTGGCTACACGCTATTTAACCAATTGACCCGTGTTAAGCTGATCGGGCCAGGTAGGGCGGCCACTTATGCGGGTCGATCTAACCATGGTGTTTTGTTTGACTCAATGGGTGGGCCTGGAGGCAGCAGCGCAACATTCTTTAACACCGTTCGTGATTGCGTGATTACGCAGTTTGATGATGGCATTACTTTTGATGCCCCAGTTGCAACACCGAGTGTAGGTGGCAACGCAAACCACGCTTTCAACAACCAGATGGAGAACTACTGGAACGCCTACAACATCCGGTCAATTGAGAACGAAATCCGTGGAGGGTTTCTCCATGATGCTTCAGGCTCTGGTGCTGATGTTTCAACTGGGTATAGATTTGAAAATGGTGCGTTTAATAATGCAGTGACACCTGCAACTGGTGAGCCAGGGGTTCTTGCTCGTTGCTATTTTGCTGACACTGGAACATACAACAACAACATTGACGATGGTGCGTATAACTACAATACGCCATCACTTGATCTTGGTCTGAATAACTTTGCAAGAGCATACACAAGGCCATTGGCGCAGGGTAGTTTGACCGAAAATCACTATTACACAGTACCGATTACAACGACAATACCCACAAATTCATCCGCAACATTCACGTTAAGTTACGCATCTAACGCCGTTGCCCTTACTTCTGCATCTTGCGGAACAATCAACATTTATGTTTATCGAACATCTGGCGCAGTAACGGTTTCGTTCTTTGGTAAAAACATTGTTACGTCAGGGGCTGGCGCAATTAACTTTACTGGTTTGTACGTTAATGCAAATACTGCATATCTTGTGTTTTACGCTGGAAACAACGGCACGGCATCTTCTGCTGGCAATTTGCAAATTAACCTAATTTCATCTGCGGCAAGAATATCAGCATTTTTAGGTGGCGCATTAACAGACGCTGGAACATCAAACCCAACAACAGACCCCGCATAAAGGAACAAATCATGGCAATATCTTTTAAATGGTCAGTAAGTAAACTGCGTGTTATTCCACAGCTTGACAATAAAACTAACGTTGTTTCTGTTGTTGAATGGTTTGTTCAAGGAACTGATGATGTTAATTTAATAACAGCTTCTGCTTCTGGAATCCGAAGTTTTGTTCTTGGCGATACATTTGCGCCTTTTGACCAATTGACTGAACAACAAGTTCTTGACTGGTGTTTTGAGCCTGAAACAGTTACTTGGATTGACCGCGATGAGGTTGAACAATCAATTATCAAACACCTTAAAAACGAAGGTGAAACCCAAGTAACTGGGCAAATTGAACGCCAATTGGCACAAAAACAATTTGAACCTACTTTGCCTTGGGCATAAATTCCAGCATAATGCTGACAAACCTTACCGGCGGGGTACACCGGGGAATCTTAGGATTCATTGAAATGACTGAAGAAGTCCAACAAAACCTAGCGGAAGTTGACTCCGCGCCAGCAACGGAAGTGACGGCCACTCCTGAGACTGTAGAAACTGCGCCGGTAGTCGCTGATGAGCAAAAGGAACCTTCGAGGGTTTTTACCCAAGAAGAACTCGATGCAGCCATCGGTAAGCGGCTTGCGAGAGAACAGCGTAAGTGGGAAAGAGAGCAGGCTCAAAGGCAAGCGGAAACGCAAGCATTGAGAGCGCCAGCAGACATCCCGCCGGTTGATCAGTTTGAAAGCCCCGAAGCCTATGCAGACGCATTGGCTTACAAAAAGGCTGAAGAGCTGCTTGCCCAGCGTGAACATGCCCGGCAGCAATCTGAAATTCTTGAGTCCTACCATGAGAAGGAAGAAGAAGCGCGGAGCAAATACGATGACTTTGAACAAGTCGCGTATAACCCCAAACTTCCGATTACGACCGTGATGGCTCAGACGATCCAGGCCTCGGACGTTGGCCCCGAAGTAGCGTACTACCTCGGTGCAAACCCCAAGGAAGCAGATCGCATATCCCGTCTTGCACCTATCTTGCAGGCCAAGGAAATTGGAAAGATCGAGGCCAAGTTGGCCAATGATCCACCAGTAAAGAAAACCACGTCCGCGCCAGCACCGATTTCGCCCGTGACGGCTCGCTCTTCTGGAGCACCGGCCTATGACACTACTGATCCACGGTCTATCAAGACCATGACTGATTCGCAATGGATTGAAGCCGAAAGAGCCCGACAGATGAAAAAGTTGCAGGCAAACCGCTAAATCAAATTTGAAGGATTTTTTCCATGTCTAACAGTATCTTAACGATCGACATGATCACCCGAAAGGCTCTCGAAATTCTCGAGAACAACCTGGTGCTCACCCGTAACGTGAACCGTCAGTACGACGACAGCTTTGCTGTTGAAGGTGCCAAGATTGGTTCGACCCTGCGCATTCGCTTGCCCGACCGCGCTTTGGTGACCGACGGCGCCGCCTTGCAAACTCAAGACGACAACGAACAGTTCACCACCTTGACTGTGAACAACCAAAAGCATATTGGCGTGAACTTCACTTCCGCTGAATTGACCATGCAGTTGGATGACTTCGCAGAGCGCGTGTTGAAGCCTCGTATCAGCCAGTTGGCCAGTTCCATCGACGCTGACGTTGCCAATGCGTACAAATACATTGGTAACTCTGTGGGCACTCCCGGCACTACTCCTTCGACTTCTTTGGTGCTGTTGCAAGCCCAGCAGAAGCTGAACGAGAACGCCGCTGTGATGAACCCCCGTTATGCCACCGTCAACCCCGCCGCTAACGCTGGTTTGGTTGAAGGCATGAAGGGTCTGTTCAACCCCACCGACACCATCAGCAAGCAGTTCAAAAACGGCATGATGGGCATGGGCGTGTTGGGCTTCGACGAGGTGAACATGTCTCAGTCGATCAAGCAGCACACCACTGGCACCCGCGCCGCTACCGGCACTGTGACCGCTGCTGCCGTGACCTCTGAAGGCGCGTCTACGCTGACGTTGACCGTTGGCTCTGGTGAAACCATCGCCGTCGGCGACGTGTTCACGATTGCTGATGTCTACGCGGTGAACCCGCAGACCCGTGAGTCCACCGGCTCGCTGTTCCAGTTCGTGGCTTTGGCGTCTTCGACCAGCACCACGACTGCTACCGTGACCGTTGCGCCCATGTACTCAGCAAGCCACGCTCTGGCCACCATGCTGACTCTGCCTGCGACCAACAAGGCTGTTGTGTTCACCGGCACGGCCAGCACCCAGTACCCGCAGAACTTGATCTACCACAAGGACGCCATCACGTTCGCCACCGCTGACTTGTTGCTGCCCCAGGGCGTAGACATGGCCGCGCGTGCCGTCCACAACGGCATCAGCTTGCGTGTGGTTCGCCAGTACGACATCAACAACGACCGTATGCCTTGCCGTATCGACGTGTTGTACGGCTACAGCACCATTCGTCCTCAGATGGCTTGCCGTCTGTGGGGTTGATCTGAAACGGGGCTTCGGCCCCTTTCTCTGTAACATCTTTTTTCAAGGAAATTTATCATGGCATTACCTAACGGTTCTGGTGGCTATCAAGTCGGCGCGGGCAACATCAACGAAGCCCAACTGATTGTTCAAGGCCCACCCACTGCGATTACCGCAACCACCGCAACCCTGACCGGCGCTCAAATGGCCAACGGGTTGATCACTAGCAACACCTCGGCTGACACCGTGGTTACGCTGCCCACCGTTGCCGATCTGGAGCTTGCAATCAGCAGCGCCCAGAAAGTCAACTCTGCATTTGATTTTTCAGTGGCGGTTGACGACACTGCATATCAATGCACCTTGGCCACCGCCACTGGTTGGACGTTGCTCGGTAACATGGTAGTGTTGGAAAACACCGGCGCCACGTTCCGCGCACGTAAAACCGGCGATGGCACTTGGACTTTGTACCGCATTGCGGGCTAAACCTAATGGGGGCTTCGGCCCCCGTTTTTAAGGAACAATCATGCCTACGAACACTAAACCTGTTGGCGTTGCGTACGAAGACCCGCAACTCGATGGCGCAATCATGGGTAAGGCCGGCGGCACCGCTGGTTTTTACGGTGTTACGCCTATCACTCAAGCTGCTGCCATCACGGCGGTCACCAATACCGCCACCGGTACTGAGTTGGCCACCGCCATCAACGCTATCCGCGTAGCGTTGAAAAACATCGGCATCACTGCTTAAACCAACCAGGGGGCTAACCACCCCCTTCTTTTTATGTCCGTCATTTACATGTCCCATCCCGTCCACGGCGCCAAGGTTGCGACCATGGAACTTGAAGCCGTAGCAGATGAACAAAATGGCTGGACACGATATACTCCTGACACGCCTGTTGTTCAAGAGGCGGCTCCTGTCGTAAACGAACTGGAAGTTAAAAGGCGGCGCAGCCGAACCGTTACAACTGAAGGAGCGTAAACATGGCCACCTACTCTACAGCCGATCAAATCAACAGGTCGTTGAGGTTGCTTGGCGTGTTGGCCGAGGGCGAAACCCCCTCTGCATCGGTTTCTCAAGATGCGCTGATGGCGCTCAACCAGATGATCGACTCTTGGAACACTGAGCGTTTATCTGTCTTCAGTACCCAAGATCAAGTTTTCAATTGGCCTGTGGGCGAAATTTCCCGCACCATGGGGCCGACCGGTGATTTTGTGGGCAACCGCCCGGTTTTGCTCGACGACGCCACCTACTACCGCGATCCCGGCACAAACGTGTCGTTTGGCATCAAGTTCATCAACCAGCAGCAGTATGACGGCATTGCGGTTAAGACCGTGACCTCGACATACCCGCAAGTGATTTTCGTGAACATGACGTTTCCAGACATTGAAATGTTTATTTACCCACGGCCCACCCGGCTGCTGGAATGGCACTTCATCAGCGTTGAAGAACTGAACAAGCCCGCTGATCTGGGCACGATCATGTATTACCCGCCTGGGTATCTACGTGCTTTCACGTACAACTTGGCCATGGAGTTTGCGCCCGAGTTTGGCGTCGAGCCCAGCCCACAAGTGCAGCGCATCGCAATGACCAGCAAGCGCGACTTGAAGCGCATCAACAATCCCGACGACATCATGTCAATGCCATATGCGTTGATTGCGACTCGCCAGCGCTTTAACATCTATGCCGGCAATTATTGATGAAAACGCCCATCCTTGGTTCGACCTACGTAGCCCGCAGCGTCAACGCTGCGGATGCGCGCATGGTCAACTTGTTTCCCGAGATCATTCCCGAGGGCGGTAAAGAGCCCGCGTTTTTGCAGCGCTGCCCAGGCATGACGCTTTTGTCCACCGTAGGGTTTGGCCCTATTCGTGGCTTGTGGGCGTTCTCCTCCGATGACGGCGTGGGCTTTGTGGTGTCAGGCACTCAGCTCTATAAGATCAACAACTCTTATGCGCCAACGCTGATTGGCACGATTGCCGGCACGGGGCCAGTTAGCATGGCTGACAACGGCACGCAGTTGTTCATCGCGGCCAACGGGCCAGGCTACATCTACAACAACACCACCGGCGGCTTTGGCCAGATCACCGACCCAGACTATCCTGGCGCGGTGACGGTCTGCTATTTGGACGGCTATTTTGTGTTCAACGAGCCCAATAGCCAAAAGATGTGGGTTACCGCGCTTTTAGACGGCACGTCAATTGACCCGTTGGAGTTTGTCAGCACCGAAGGTTCGCCCGATGGTTTGCTGGCCGTGGCGTCCAACTTCCGCGAGGTCTGGGCGTTTGGCTCCAACTCCATTGAAGTCTGGTACGACTCAGGCGCCACAGATTTCCCTCTGCAACGCATCCAAGGCGCGTTCAACGAGCTGGGCTTGGCCGCGCCCTTCTCGGTCGCCAAGATGGACAACGGCCTGTTCTGGCTGGGCCGCGACCGCCGGGGCCAAGGCATTGTCTACCGGGCCAACGGTTACCAAGGCCAGCGCATCTCGACCCACGCGGTCGAATGGCACATCCAGCAATACACCGATATGTCGGATGCTGTCGCATACACTTATCAACAGGATGGCCACAGCTTTTACGTGCTCAACTTTCCCAGCGCCAATACGACTTGGGTGTACGACGCCGCTACTCAAGCGTGGCATGAGCGGGCGGGCTGGGTTAACGGCGAATTTACCCGCCACCGCAGCAACTGCCAGATGGCGTTCAACAACGAAATTGTCGTTGGTGACTTTGAAAACGGCAACATCTACGCCTTTGATTCTGACGTGTACGCCGACAACGGCCAGATTCAGAAATGGCTGCGCACCTGGCGGGCGTTGCCCACGGGCCAGAACAATCTGAAACGCACGGCCCACCACAGCCTCCAGATCGACTTGGAGACGGGCGTTGGTTTGAATCTAGGCCAAGGTAGCGACCCTCAGCTTATGCTGCGTTGGAGCGATGATGGCGGCCATACGTGGTCAAACGAACACTGGACGCCGGTTGGCAAGATCGGCGCGTATTACCAGCGCGCCTTTTACCGCCGGTTGGGCATGACGCTCAAACTGCGCGACCGTGTGTATGAGTTGTCTATGACCGATCCGGTCAAGACGGCCATCATGGGGGCTGAACTGCTTTTAAGCCCGACCAATGCCTAGCCCCAACGCAACGCCCACGCCCATTACACCCCCCAGGGTGCCGTTGATTGACCCGCGAACTGGGTTGATTGACCGGGCGTGGTATCTGTTCTTTTTGTCGCTGAACAACGCGGCGCAAAGCATAGACAACGGCGATGTTGGCCCAAGCGCCGAGTCGTTGATTGCGGCGTATGACGCCGCCCTGCGCACGCTGGCCGATGAGGTGGGCACGCAGCCTGCACCGGCCGACTTGAGCGTTGAGCTGGCCAAACAGATTGAAGCGGCGGGCTTGAGCACCTACGCGCCGGGGCTGCTGTCGCAAGTGGCCGAGATGCAAAAGCAAATTGACGCGCTTAATTTGCTGCCGCCCCCAGCCCAAGGCACCGTGACTGCGGTGACAGCCACCGCGCCGGTTGTGTCGTCTGGCGGCACTGCGCCCGACATCAGTATGCCTGCGGCCAACACCACGACCAATGGCTATTTGACCAGCACCGACTGGAATACGTTTAATAGCAAAGCCCCAGCCACCAGTGGCACGTCCATCCTGTACGGCGACGGCAGCGGCGGGTTTAGCAACGTCACGATTGGCACGGGCGTTAGCTTTGTCGCCGGTACGTTGTCGGCCACCGGGTCTGGCGGCACGGTCACTAGCGTCTCAGTCGTCTCGGCGAATGGTTTTGCCGGCACGGTGGCTACATCTACCACCACACCGGCAATTACGCTCACGACCAGTATTACTGGTTTGCTGTACGGCAATGGCACCGCATTGGCGGCTGCCACCGTCAGCGCGCCTTTGAGCTACTCGGCGGGCACGTTGAGCATCCCCGTGGCCACATCATCGGCCAACGGGTATTTGTCCAGCACCGATTGGTCTACGTTTAACAACAAACAGTCGGTATCGGCGCCGGTCACCAAAACCGCTGACTTTACCGTAGCGGCCACTGACTTGTGGCTGATCAACAATAAGTCTGGTTCAACCTGTACAGCAACGCTGCCAACAGCGTCGTCTTATTCTGGGCGTGTTTTGCACTTTCAAAACTACCAGGCCCAGACGCTTGTGTCAGCGTCCAGCAACGTCGTTCCGCTGGCCGGGGGCGCGGCTGGCACGTCGATTCTCTTGGCAAGTTCGGGGGATTCTGCGACACTTGTGTCTGATGGCACAAACTGGCTGATGACACAATACGTCCCGAACAACATCCTACTTTTGGAGTAACCCATGACTGTCACCGTCAAAGTCCTTGTACCGGCCAAAATCGTCGAGGCCAGCCAAACCACCCAGTACACAGCTACTGGCGTCACGGCCATCATCGACAAATTCACCGCAACCAATTACACCGCGACCGCTGCGACCATCAGCGTCAACTTGGTCACGGTGTCTGGGTCTGCCGGCAACGCCAACTTGATCACCAAGACCAAGACGCTCCAGGCGTCTGAGGTCTATACTTTCCCCGAGTTGGTGGGCCAGGTGCTGGGTGTGGGCGACTTCATCAGCACCATTGCAGGCACTGCCACTTCTATCAACATGCGCGTTAGTGGCCGTGAGGTGACTTAATGGAATTGGCTTGCGGCACTGAGTTCAATTTAACGCCAGCTTTGTCCATGCCGGACAAAGTTGTGGCGTTGCAAAACGAACTGCTAAAAATGCCGCAGGCCGAGATTGTGACCGAGCACACGTTTACGCCCGGCGTCTACGAGCGCAAGATCACCATTCCTCCGTGGACTGTATTGACCGGCGCAGAACATAAGTCAGCCTACCGCGTTCGCTTGGAAAAAGGCACAATCGCGGTTAACACTGACGATGGTGTGAAAGTCTTGACAGGCCCATGTGAGTTTCCCGCAAGCGCGGGAATGCAACGTGCAGGCCGCGTATTTGATGATGAGGTTGTTTGGGTGGACGTATACGACAACCCAGACGATTGCGCTGACATTGCAGTTTTGGAAGACAGATTGTATGTAGTGCCTGAGTATGGACTTGGCGACAGCAGAACTGAGTTGCAAAAAGCGCAAATTGCGTATCGCGCGTTTTTGTACAGACTTGATTTGAAAGACAGCGAAGTTGACGAAGTGGTTAGCACCTCATTTGGGGGCAAACAGATTTCTGAAGACGTTTGTGTCTCTGTAGCCCGTAAAATGCAAGTTAAATGTGAAGGAGAGCTATCATGGCCGGTTGGACAGCAGCAGCTATAGTTGGGGGCGCGCTATTAGGTAGCAGCGCCTCGCGCAGCGCCGCAAGTCAGCAATCAGACGCTGCAAAGCAAGCGGGTGAATTGTCTAACGCGCAATATCTTCAAACACGCGCAGATTTAGAACCATGGCGTCAAGCGGGTCTTCGTGCGTTGCCCCAACTTGAGGCGCAACAAAACATGATGCCGGGAGCGTTTACCGGCAAGGTCGATCTAGGCCAAGACCCCGGCTATGCGTTCCGGTTGTCAGAGGGCCAAAAAGCGCTGGATCGAAGCGCTGCCGCCAGAGGCGGCATGATCTCTGGCGGGGCTTTAAAAGCCGCGCAACGGTTTGGCCAAGACTTAGGCAGCCAAGAGTATCAGAACGCCTACAACCGGGCGCTGACGGGCTACAACGCCAACGTGGCACGTGAGGCCACAGGCTACAACCGTCTGGCAGCTCTTGCGGGCATTGGTCAAACGGCCACATCTCAAACCAACGCTGCGGGCGCGGCCAATGCGTCCAATATGGGCAACTATTTGACCAGCGGCGCGGCTGCTGGCGCTGCGGGTCAAGTTGGCCAAGCCAACGCCATTACCGGCGGTTTAAGCACCTATCTGAATTACAACCAAGGCAACAACTTGGTTAACGCGCTTAGGGGTACAACTCCTGGGTATAGCAACGCGGGCAACGCTTCACAGATGGGCGCGCCATACGGGTATAGCGATCAAGGATTTGGTCAATATGCGGGCGATTGGACGCAAGGCGGCACTTGGGCTCCTTAAGGAATAAATCATGGCACTTGACCCAAACATTGCACTTGGCATTCGAGGTATTGAAATAGCTAACCCTATAGCTCAGTACGCTCAAGTGTCGCAAATTCAAAACGCGCAAAATCAAAACGCGTTGGCTCAATATCAACTTGCCACCGCGCAGCGCGAGCAAGAATCTGTTAACGCGCTTAACGAAGCGTATCGGTCTGCATATAACCCCCAAACGGGTGAGATTGACATCAACACATTGCGCAAAACTTTGTCTACGGGCGGTTTTGGTTCTAAGCTGCCTGGGCTTGAAAAGACGCTTGGGGAATTGCAAGCGCAAAAACTTACTACGCAAAAATTGCAAGGTGAGATAACAGCGCAGCCAACTAAATTGGAAGCTGACAAAACTAAATTGGTTGACGATAAGTTAAAACAATCGCGTCAATTTCTTGACACCATTAACCCCGCTGACCCTAACGCGCCGCAACAATATTTCAATTGGTTTCAAGCCAATCATGCAGACCCTATTCTTGGCCCCACACTTAAGGCCAGAGGGATAACTGAAGAACAATTTGTCGCAAAAATACAGCAGGCCATGAATCAAGGCCCGCAAGCCTTTGCCGAATTGCTAAATCAATCCAAATTAGGCACCGAAAAGTTCATGGAGTTGAACAAACCTTCAGTCACTGCGCAGACCACTGGCGGTGCTACAAGGCTGTTGCAAACGGCAGGGCTTGGCGGTGCGGCTACGGTAGTCCCCGGCTCTGAAGCTCCAATTACCATGAGCGAGTACCAAATTGCGGCTAACAAAATTGCGCAACAACAAGCAAATACTTCAGCCGGGCAACTTGCTTTGGCGCGCGAAAATGCTGTGAAACCGGTGTTTAACGCTGAAGCTGGTGGCTTTGTTTCGCCGCCTACTAAAGCAAATCCGCAAGGTGCGTTTACGCCTCTTGGCAGCATCCAAGAAAATAAAGATCAGCAAGCTGCGGTCAAGGCTTTGAAGTCTGCTGGCTATGACCCGACAACTGGCGAAGATACTATTTCTAAACTAATTGCAAAATCAACCAGCGGTGGTCTTCAAGCTGGGACAACCGCCGCGATTGCGTTTTTTGGTAAAT